AAAGCAAGCTACCACCGAAAAAATCCAAGTGCGCCCTACCAAGAAATTGGTTCTCATGGAAAGTGGATTGGAAAGCAATGCAAATGCGGACAGCCAGTTCACTGCAAAGGATTGTGCGCGGCCTGTTATCGAAAAGGCTACACCCCACCTGCAACAACTGCCGATCAACGCAGAGCACGTCGCATCAAACACCGTTATGGAATTACGGCATCAGACTATGAGCGCATGGTTGAAGAGCGCCACAACAGGTGCGATGTCTGTGGTGAGCCGCCTTATGAGAAAAACACAAGGGCGCATTGGAACGGGAAGCTCTGCATTGACCATGACCATGACACGGGAAAAGTCAGGGGACTGCTTTGCAACGACTGCAACCTTACAGTTGGCTACGGAAAGAAGCCAAGCATTCTTGAAAGAGCTGCATCGTATCTCCGACTTCACGGTGGATCCGATAGTTAAAATTACCACGGACGGACAGGAAGAGGTTTTTGACGTAGAGGTTGACCGAACAGAGAACTTTATTGCCAACGGCATAGTTAGCCACAACACCCGCTGGAGTGATAAAGATTTAACGGGAAAGATTTTGAGGAATGCTTCTGGGGAAGACTGGGAGGTGATTGAGCTGCCGGCCATCATGCCTAGTGGAAATCCCCTATGGCCAGAATTTTGGCCGCTGAAGGAACTGGAGGCTGTGAAGGAGGAGATTGGGGTTTATAAGTGGAATGCCCAGTACCAGCAGCAGCCCACGGGTGAAGAGGGAGCGATCATTAAGCGGGAGTCGTGGAGAAGGTGGAAGAATGATATGCCTCCGCCTTGTGACTTTATTATCCAGAGTTGGGATACGGCGTTTACGAAGTCTGAGAGGGCTGACTACTCGGCGTGTACGACGTGGGGTGTGTTTAGTTTGAATGAAGATCCTACGGACAAGCACATCATTTTGTTGGATGCGTATAGAGACAAGTTAGAGTTTCCGGCATTGAAGAAGGCGGCGCTTGAGGGGTATAAGGAGTGGCAGCCTGATGCGTTCATTGTGGAAGCAAAAGCTGCTGGCGCTCCGCTTGTGTATGAATTAAGGCAGATGGGAATCCCTGTTAGCGAATATACTCCGACGAGGGGTAATGACAAGTTTGTGCGCTTGAACAGCGTAGCTGACTTGTTCAGTTCTGGAAAAGTCTGGGCGCCGGACAAACGGTGGGCAGACGATCTGATTGAAGAGATGGCTCGGTTTCCAAATGCTGAGCATGATGACTATGTGGATAGCTCTAGCCAGGCTTTGATCAGATTCAGGCAAGGCGGGTTTTTGAGATTGCCAAGTGATGAGGAAGAAGAACCTCAATACTGGCGTCGGCGCAAAGCTTACTATTAAGGTGATTTATGCTGGACAAAGCACTGTATTCAAACGTTCCTCAGTTAAACACTGTTGAGCCTGACATTGAGATTGAAGTTGAAAATCCAGAGGCCGTGCACGTTGGCATTGGCGGCTTGGAGATTGACTTGATGCCCAATGACAAAGAACTGTCTGATGATTTTGATGCCAACTTGGCAGAAGAAATGAATGAGGGCGAGTTGCAGTCGATTGCTGGCGAGTTGATGGAACTGGTTGACTCGGACATTCATTCGCGCAAAGAGTGGGCGGAAACGTATGTCAAGGGTTTAGAAGTACTGGGGATGCGATATGAAGAGCGAACAGAACCTTGGAATGGCGCGTGTGGTGTCTTCTCGACTGTCCTTACAGAAGCGGCTATACGTTTCCAAAGTGAGACGATTACTGAGACTTTCCCTGCGTCAGGTCCGGTCAAAACTGAAATCATGGGGGCAATCGACCGACTGAAGATGCAGGCGGCCCAGCGCGTTCAGGAGAACATGAACTACATGCTGGTTGAGAAAATGCCAGAGTATCGTCCTGAGCATGAGCGCTTGTTGTTGAACCTTGGCTTGATTGGATCGGCTTTTAAGAAGGTTTACCCAGATGTAACACTTGGCCGTCCAGTGGCTTTATATGTTGGCGCTGAAGACATCATCATGCCTTATGGGGCTAGTGGTGTGATGAGTGCAGAGCGCGTGACTCACATTATGCGCAAGACTAAGAATGAAGTGTTGAAACTTCAAGTGGAAGGTTTGTACCGTGACATTGATCTGGGTGAGCCAGTTCAGATTGCTACGGACATTGAAAAGAAAAAGGCAGACGAAGCTGGATACTCAATTACTGATGATGACAGGTATCAGATCTGTGAGATACATGTCGATTACGTTATTCCCGGTGATGAAGACAAAGATGAAATTGCTCGTCCTTACGTCATCACGATTGATCGCGGATCGAACAAAGTTTTGGCCATTCGCCGCAACTGGAATAAAGAAGATAAGCTCAAATTAAAGCGCCAGCACTTTGTGCAGTACACCTACATCCCCGGATTTGGTGCTTATGGCTTTGGTTTGATTCACTTGATTGGTGGATATGCTCGCGCAGGAACGATGATCATTCGCCAATTGGTGGATGCTGGTTCTTTGGCCAACTTGCCCGGCGGTTTGAAAGCTCGTGGCTTGCGAGTTAAGGGTGACGATACCCCGATTGCACCCGGCGAATTCCGTGACGTGGACGTGCCCGGCGGCTCGATCAAAGACAACATCATGACGTTGCCTTACAAGGAGCCAAGTCAAGTTTTGGCTACTTTGTTGGCCACGATTACTGACGAAGCACGCAAGCTTGGCGCCATTTCTGACATGAACATCAGCGATATGTCGGCTAATGCTCCTGTTGGAACCACGCTGGCTTTGTTGGAACGTCAATTGAAGACTATGAGTGCGGTCCAAGCCCGTGTTCATTCGTCAATGAAGCAAGAATTCAAGCTGTTGAAGCCTTTGATTCGTGACTTTGCGGCCAAAGACTACGAATATGACCCAGAAAATGCTGACCGTAGCGCTAAAAAAAGCGACTACGACATGGTTTCTGTCATTCCAGTCAGCGATCCCAACAGTTCTACGATGGCTCAGCGCATCATGCAGTACCAAGCTGCGATGCAAATGGCCCAACAAGCCCCGCAAATCTACAATTTGCCCCAACTTCACCGTCAAATGCTGGACGTTTTGGGCATTAAAGATGCAGACAAGCTTGTGCCCACGGACGATGACCAAAAACCCAGGGATCCAGTTTCTGAAAACATGGCATTCTTGAAGGGCAAGCCTACAAAAGCGTTTATTTACCAAGATCATGATGCACACATTGCAGTTCACCAAGCAATGATGCAAGACCCATCAATTCAAGCCCAAGTTGGCCAGAGTCCTATGGGTCAGCAGATGAGTGCAGCCATCATGGCCCACATTTCAGAGCACTTGGCTTTCCAATACCGCGCAAAAATTGAGAAACAGTTGGGTGTTACTCTGCCTGCCCCAGACGAAGACATGCCACAAGACTTGGAAGTGCAAGTTTCTCAGCTTACAGCCCAAGCAGCGCAGCAAGTTTTGCAGCAAAGCCAAGCTCAAGCGGCGCAACAGCAGGCACAACAACAAGCTCAAGACCCGCTTATTCAAATGCAGCAGGCTCAATTGCAAATTCAACAGCAAGAGGCTGCAACAAAAGCCAAAAAAGTCGATGGAGACTTGGCCATCAAGCAAGCAGAATTGCAAATCAAAGCCCAGCAAGCCCAGCAAAAAGCAGGTCCAAACCCGCAAATTGCAGAGCAAACTATGGTTGCAGAGTCGCAACAAAAATTGCAAGCGATGGCTCAAAAACACCAGCAAGAACTGGCTTTATTGCAGCAACAGCATCAGCAAGATTTGACTTTTGCGCAACAAAGACAGCAGCTTGAACTGGCTCAAAGTGAACGTATGGCGCATATCAAATCCGCGCAAGAAACTCACAAGATGATGCTGGCCGACAACAAGGCAAAAGTCGAATTGAGCAAACCTAAAGAGCAACCAAAGAAAGGTAAATGATGGAACAAAAAATTCTTGAACATTTACTTGGTAAATTGAAAGAAATCGAGCAGCAGTACACGACAGCTCTGGTAGGGAAGAGTGCCAGAGACTTCGCAGAGTACTCGGAGATGTGCGGCGTATTCAAGGGTATATCCCTTTGCAAAGGCGAGATTGACGCCATGCTGCAACGTTTCAGAGAACACGACGACGAATAACCCAAGCAAACCGGTATGGCGGGGGCGTACCGGCAAGCTATCTTCAATGCCCCCTGCTAAGGAAAAACATGGAATTTGATGTCCAAGCTGTGGACTTGTCTAGCATTCTCAACCAGAAAGCTGAACAGAAGGCTAAACAGTTGCCAGACCCAACCGACTATATGTTGCTGTGCATGGTCCCAGAAGCCGAAGAAAAAGTAGATGGGACTGATATTTATAAGCCAGCACAAACCATGCACTATGAAGAAGTGCTAACACCAGTTTTGTTCGTGGCAAAAGTTGGTCCCACTGCTTATAAAGACCAATCACGTTTCCCTAATGGGCCGCGCTGCAAAGAGGGCGATTTTGTCATTGTTCGCCCTAATTCTGGAACAAGACTGAAGATTCATGGTCGAGAATTCCGCATCATTAATGATGATGCAGTTGAGGCTACTGTGCAAGATCCCCGTGGCATTCAGCGTGCGGCTTAAGGAGTAACTATGGCAACATCATTTAAATTTCCTGACGAGCAAAACCAAGAAGATCTTGAAGTGTCTCAAGAAGAAATTGAGATTGTTGATGACACACCAGAGCAAGATCGTGGTCGCCAGCCGGCAGAAGAAGCCCCAAAAGAGTTCACAGACGATGAGCTGGAGAACTACAACGTCTCAGTAAAGAAGCGAATCAAGCACTTTACAAAGAGCTACCATGATGAGCGTCGAGCTAAAGAAGCTGCACAGCGTGAGAAAGAAGAAGCTCTCAAGCTGGCTCAAACGGTAGTCGAAGAGAACAAAAAGCTCAAAGGTTCATTGAATCAAGGGCAGAACGCTCTCTTGGAACAGGCCAAAAAGAACGTTGAAAACGAGCTTCAAACAGCTAAGCAAAAGTATAAGTCAGCCTATGAAATGGGTGACTCAGATGCTTTGGCAGAGGCTCAAAGTGAACTAACTGCTTTGACAATCAAAGCGGAACGTATTCATAATTTCAAGCCAAACCCTTTACAAGACGATAAATTTGAGGTACAAACTCAACCAACGCAACCACCGCAGCTAGACCGAAAGGCGGAGGCGTGGAAAACGAAGAATCCTTGGTTCGGAAGTGATCGGCGCATGACAAGTTATGCGCTTGCTATTCACGAAGAACTCACACAAGATGAGCGGGTAGATCCATCAAGTGAAGAGTACTACCGAAGAATTGATTCCGAAATGCGTACTAGGTTCCCCGATGCTTTTGAAAGCGGTCAGGAAGTGGAAGCTACTCCTCCACGGACAAGATCGAATGTTGCACCGGCGACTAGGAGTACAGCAGCACGAAAAATCGTACTCACTACAAGTCAGGTAAACATTGCCAAACGGCTTGGTGTCTCGTTAGAGGACTATGCCCGTCAGGTAGCTAAACAACGTCAAGGAGCTTAATCATGTCAGAACAAAATCGTAAACCTCGTGAAACTGAAAGCCGTGTTGCAATGCAGCGCCCTGATCGCTGGATGCCTCCAGAGCAGCTTCCAATGCCTGATGCTCGTCCGGGTTGGTCGCACCGCTACATTCGCATTAGCATGGTTGGTCAGAATGATCCGAAGAATATTTCTATGCGTTTGCGTGAAGGTTATGAGCCTTGCAAGGCAGAGGAATATCCTGAACTCATGATGCACCAAGTGGATGAGGGAAGATTTAAAGGTGGCATTGAAGTAGGCGGATTGTTGTTATGCCGCATCCCAGAAGAATTTGTTCAACAGGCGCAAGCTTTTTACGCCGATCAGAACAAAGCTCAGATGGAATCGGTTGATAACAGTTTCATGCGCAGCAGTGATCCTCGTATGCCGTTGTTCAAAGAACGACGCTCCGAGGTGACATTCGGCAAATCTTAATTTTTCAGGAGTCCTTAAATGGCTTATCCAACTGTCTCGGCCCCTTACGGGTTCAAGCCGGTCAATCTGATCGGCGGTCAGGTATTCGCGGGTTCAACTCGCAGCCTGCCCATTCAGTACAACTACTCAAGTAACTTGTACTACGGCGACATCGTTGCTTTGTCTACTGGCTTTGTGGTTCAGTCCACCATCACCACGACAAACGGCGGTTTGACAACCCCCACCCAAAACATCGTTGGCATCTTCTTGGGCTGTTCTTATACAGACCCAGTGACCAAGCAAAAGCGTTACAGCCAATACTGGCCAGCTAACACTTTGGCTGGTGATGCAGTTGCCATCGTTGCTGATGATCCTGATCAAGTGTTTAAAGTTGTGGCCTTGGCCTCAGCTGGTACTATTGCTTCTGGCTCTATGGCTTTGGTTGGTCAAAACGTTGGTATCAACCGCTCTTGGGCAGCTGGTACTGGCAACGCCAACACCGGCGACTCTTACATCGGTATTACAACCCCCACATCGTTGAGCACAGCTTCCACTGTTCCCTTCCGTGTTGTTGGTTTGCAAACCGATACAGTGGT